GTATTGCTGAACCTAGATATAGTTCTCCGACCTACAATCTCGGGAAGATGTTTAGAATTGCTATGGATTGGGATTTTGACCAAGACACTACGTACAACATCGCTGACGTTTTAGATAATATCCAACGTGGTATATCTGAATTAGAACAGTACCCTGAAAAGTATGTGCAGTATGAACCTGAAAATAGATGGGGAACAGTTAGCGGTGCATTGGAGGTTTTAAAGTCGCTGAAAGAGTGTATTTTAGAACAAGATATTGACACGAAATATTTATATATGAGGTGGTAACATGAAACGACCAAACAGATACCCTTATACACGAAGTCAATGGGTTGAAGAAACCGTTGATCACTATACGTATGAAAACGATATTTGCTATACAAGTCACATTTTAGAAAATAGACTTACTGGAGAAATTAAGGACAAGGAGTTGGAGTGATGGCATTAACGCTTGGAAGTAGTATTACTGAGCTTATTCTTGAAATTGGTAATCTTTTAAACTCTCCTGATAACAATACAACAACTTTCGCACTTGAAATTCCAAATCAATCTTTCTTTCTAGAAATAAATGTAAAACCAAAGAAAAAGGAAAAAGAGGTAATGAATCCATATGTTGAAAAAATTATGAGAGACGAAAACTCTGTTTTTGATAAAGACAATAATTATCACAAGCAGAAGAAAAAAGAAAAGAAGAATCCTATATTCAAGAGAAATAAGTCCAAAAATGGCTGGGCGATTTAAGGAGGTGAAGGGATGAAAATTGTAATTTATTTGATTGATGATAGCAAAATTGAATTATTTAATTGTAGCGAAGAAGACGTCACACGATTAACTAGTCAGTTTAACAATAGACGTTTAATGCACGTCGGGAATGCTTATGTAAATCCAAAACAAGTGATGTCTTTTTTCACTTATAGAAACGAAGGAGCAAAATGAAGCGATTCATAGCTATCTGGATTCTGATATCTGCTGGATTGAACATCTGGCAGATGGACAGGATTCGAGACTTGGAAGAAAAGAAGCCGATGGTTATCTATAAGGCGGATAACCAAGGCGCTGAGATATTTGGTAAAGTCGTCGAGAAAGGACGGCATGGAAAGTTGTATACAGTGACTATCAGAGATTATGGGATTTTTGTAGTTACGAAGGACATGTACGATAAAGTAAAAATTGGAGATGAGGTAAGAATATGAATTATAAAGTAACAGTCGATGGTAAGGAAATTGAATACGGTGCGCTAGTTGAAAAATCACGTTTTTCAGACGAAGAATGGTCTGCTATTTATGCTGAAATTGTAAAACAAAATTGGCCAGAAATCTTTGAAAATAGAAAATCAGATACTGCATTTATTGATACGCTTGGAGCCTTGACTTCACTAGAAGAACGATACGAAGCATTGCTTGAGCTATTACCTCAAGATCAGTTCTCTAAGGCTGGCACACATCCAAAATGGGTAGCTGATGCAGTCGCAGAAAACACTTTGAATAAAGAGGACACGGTGCTAGATGTGTCGGATTTTATTGGACGATGTGAAAATGAGCTGACAGAGTATTTTGATTTGGAAGAATTGCAGGGGTTACTATGAACACAATAGACAAAGTCAAACAATGGTTTATAGATCGTGATTTAGAGAACGGTGGACGACTAGACAAGCAGTCACTTAAGCTCAGTGAAGAGTTCGGTGAGTTATGTGCAGGCTATCTCAAGAAGAATGAGCAACTGACCAAGGATAGCATCGGAGACTGTGCAGTCGTGATTGTCGGTCTGGCCTTGCTCATCAAGGAAGATGTGAATCAGATTTTCAAAGAATCTGATAATATCAAGAGAAAAGATGCAATGGAAAGCTTCATCTCACTTAATGCAAATATTAGTGAGTTTCAACTATCACAAGAGTTTGCTAGTAAGGTGTTATGTAGTCAGAATCTAGTACGCTCGATCGGCTACCTGAAATCAATCAGCAAATCGCTTGGTTATAGTTTTGAGGAATGTTTTGAACTGGCATACCAAGAAATCAAAGACCGCAAGGGTAAATGGATTGACGGCTCGTTTGTTAAAGAGGAGGATTTGTAAAATGAAAAAACTAGGTATTGTTTTAGGCGCTGTATTTGTAATCGTTGTATCGCCATTTGTAGTTCAGTACGGATGGAATGAAATCATCACAACGATTGTCCCAGTTGGTAAAATCACAGTCTGGCAAGCATTAGGGATGGATGCACTACTATCTTTCATCTGGCCAGTGTTATCTAGCAAAAAGGAATCTGAAGAGGATTATTCGTATACTGTAAAGAGTAGTATTTCGAAAATCATTACATGTGCATTTTTAATTTGGCTAGCTAGTTTGTTTATTTAAGGAGGACTTGGCATGACACCGAAGTACAGAGCGTGGGATAAAGAATTGCAAACAATGCTATTGGGAATTTGGTGAAACAAATTTCATGAATTTTGACGAAATCGTACTCATGCAATCAACAGGCTTGTTTGATAAAAAGGGGGTAGAAATCTTTGAAGGGGATGTCCTAACTTCACAAAATTATCCAGTAAAGGGCGTAGTTGAATTTAGGACGGATTTAGGATTGTGGGTGCATTATCTGAAAGGATATAGTTATTTTGAATATTTGGGTAACGTAGCTAGCAGTAAAGAAATCATCGGCAATGTATACGAAAATAGAGAGCTTTTGGAGGATAAATAATGAACGAGGAGATGGAAAATGAGAATTAAAACATTAATGGGAACAATCATCAATGTTGACAAGATAAAGCGCAGTATCACAGTTGAGGGTATTGAATTAGGCTCAGATTGTCGTGCTTTAGTATCTAAACACAAAGATGGTACAGGTACAATAACACTAGTTTTTGATGGGAAAATTATTTGAAATCCGCAAGGAGATTTGCAAAATGCAGCTAAGATTAAAAGAACTTAGAGAGGACCTGTGTCTCTCTGTCAAAGATATGGCTAGGGATACGGGTGTTTCTCAAAATACAATTCACTTGTATGAGCGAGGCAGATATCCATCCATTAAGCAAATTGAAATGATTGCTAAAACCTATGATGTGAATCCTGCTTGGTTAGTTGGATGGGTAGATGATGAAATGATGCCTGGAATCCAGGCAGTCGATAAAGTAGTCTACAAAGAGAGTCCTACAGCAAGATTGCCAGACTATTTCAACAACAATAACGATGGTAAGATTATCAAATGGGTTAAATCCAAAAGATACATGGGAGGTAAGATTTGGTCAAAAAGAACTTAACAAAGGCACGAAGAGATTATCTCGAGTTTGAACTCGATGATAAATATTTAAAGATTGACAAACTTATTGGCCAACGAAGGCATGAGCTAGAACGTTTGTATGAAGTTAAGCATCTTACTGTTCCTGGTATTGATGATACTGGGGCAAGTGGCAGTGGGACATTCGTCAACAGGTCGGAGAATCTAGCGGTTGCTTATGCAAGCGATCCTATGATTTTAAGACTAGAAAATCTCCAAAACGCTATTTCCCAATTACTAGAGAATCTAGAAGCAGATGACAAAAAAATCTTTTATCTTCGCTGGGGAGAACATACTGGATACGACTGGATTCAAGTTTGGCACATCATGGAGAACGGAGAAACTGGGTACTTGTATAGACACAGCAAGCAGATTTACAGAAGACGTGAAGTGATTCTCGATACAC